CTTCCTTATCAGGATCTAACTTCTCTGCCCTTGTTATAGCTTGCCTCATAACATCAGCAGCACCTTCCATATCATTCTTATTTAAGTCATCAACAGCACTTATTAAGTTATCTACAGTCAAATAGAACATGGATTTTTTTTCATCTTCATGTTCAGGAACATAGACCATTGCTCCTGGTCCATCATTATGATAGAACTTGTAATAATATTCACACATATCGGCACAAATTCTTTCTATAGTCAGCTTATAAAGTTTAGCTTCATCTTCACCTGTAGTTTTTCCAATAAGTTTTTTTAAAAGTTGATTTCTTCTGCTTGTCATTTAGTTTTATCTGCTTCTACATTTTTATCATTTTTTAGCTTTTTGTCAATTTTTACAAATTTAGCTAAACCAGACTTTCTTAGTGTTTCTAGCAGTTTAGGTAAGGGTCTATATAAAACGACAGCTTTTTGCATATTTCCAATTTTTTTAATTAATTTACCATTTTCATCTCTTAGTTTTGTTAATTCTCCTTGACGAATCAGATATTCAGCAACACAACGATATCTGCGTTTTTCCGCAAGATTAATATCTGGATATCTGTCACATATTGTGCTTGTTTTCATATCACTAAAAGTAATCCTTATTTGATCTGCCAGTGATAGACCTAAAACTAAATCTGTTGTACTAGTTTCATACCCAGAAATCAATTCAAGATACCTTCTTAAGTCTGCATTTGAAAAGCTACCAGATGGAGGAATAAAGATTTCTACTTGTTCAATTAAAGAATTGCATAATTTTTTCTTAAAATTTCTTGTAGTTACTGATCCTATATCTAAATTCTTAAATCTATAACTTTGATATGTATTATCTGGATCTTTTAGAGGAGCATAATTTGTAGTATCTAAAATATCTAACCAATCCTCTGTTATTTCTACTGGCATCTAAGGATCATATTACATGTATCTTTTTAAAACATAGCTCACTTTTGAAAATCTTCCCAATCTTAGCTAACATCATTGAAGAAGAGATATTTATTATCATGCGTCG